TTGCGGTGATAAGGTTGTCCGCAGATTGGGTAGTGTCAAACTGAATATCTCCGATGGTCAAAGGAAATACATTTAGATATTGTATTCTTATAATAGGATTATTCAGTCCACTTAATATGGTCAGTGTGGCGTCAGAAAAGTGTTTGATAGATTGCAACTCTCTACTACCGTCTCTGGATTCAAATCCATCTGGATCAGCCATAGACAAGAACCAATTATATAAGTTCTTCCATGATTGCAATTCTTCATCAATTAGAAATTCTATTTCCAGTGGAGAATAGGTTAACTTGGTACCTGGAGAATACATGTCCAAAAATGGCGTAGCCCTATTAACTTCACCTAGAGAAACTCCAGGTAAATTAACCGATTGACAAAAATATTGTACAGTTTGAATTCTATTAAACGTCAACAAGAATTTTGTTGGTTGTAGTAAATTAGTATTCTGAGGACTTCTAGTAATTGCAGTCATTTTATCTCCTATATTACTATTTATGAGCCAAAAAAAAGGACCACCGAAGTGGTCCTTTTAAAACTGTCACTCTTAACGGTGACTTTTTTTCAACGATTACATCAAGTTTTTAACTTGGAAAATACGGTAGTAAACATTACTACGAGCATTCAATGCACCGTTACCAGTTGTCAAACCAGTTGCGAATGGGTTTGCAACCATGCCGTAACGAGTTTTGAAACCGATTTTAGGTTGGAATGTATATTGGTCAACCGCACGAACCATTTGTAGAGGAACGTATGGGCAATAGAACAAACCAGCATCATAAGGAGAAGAACCCTTATAACCAACTGTTACCAATTCTTGGTTGGATGTGTATCCACCAAAGTATGGGTCGATGTACACTTTGATACGACCGTGTAACATACCTGCGAAGGTGTTACCAGTGTCATCAACTTGCAAGTCAGCAGACAAAGCAGGAGTGTATTGTAACACACCAGCCATCGCCATTGCGGAAGCAACGTCAGATGATACAATCATCACGTTACCTTTACCACGACGAGTTTGTTTAGCAATAACGTTAGCATCACGTTCGATTTGGAAAATCAAACCTTTGAAACGTTCAACTGACCAACGACCGTTAGAGTCTGTATCCAAGTCGAAAGAACCAGCAGTTGTAGTACCATACTGAGCACCGGCAACAGCGCAAGTATAGATAGTACGGATAACTTCACGGTTAATTTCAGCCAAGATTTCTGTAGACAGAATGTTTGACAATTCTGTTTCAGCATCTAGACCATGGATTGCTTTCAAGTCTTGAGCGAGTTCAAGTGAGTACTCAGCTTTCAACGCACGGGATTGAGCAGTAACAGTAACCTTCTCGATAGAGAAAGCCATTTGACTGAACATACCTGTATCAGTATCAGCACCCAAACCTTCAGCACGACTTGTTGGCATGCCGATACCAGTTGTGTAACTGTTAGCAACCAAATCACCACCAGCATTTGTTACAATGTCAGTTGCGTTGTTACCACGGAAACCGTATGGATTTGCAGCAGAACCAGCACCAGAGAACAATGTGTTTGCTTCATTGAAGAAAGCTTCATTGCTGTTTGATGGACCACCAGATTGTGTGTTGTAACGAGCACGCATCGCAAAGATCAAGCCTGTTGGGCCTGTCATTGGTTGAACGCCAGCAACATCATAAGCAATTAGGTTAGGCAACGCACGGCGAACCAAACTAATCAAGATTGGGTCGTAGTTAGAAATGCCAGCACCTGTTGCATTACCAGGAGTTGCAGAGTAAGTAGTCTCGTTCAATGCTTGTGCATCGGTAGACATAGCTTGTTGTTGGTTTTCCAAAACCAAAGCTGTAACAGCCTTTTTGTATGGATCTTTAATCGCTTCTAATTCTGGGTGTTCCAGAACTGGTTGCCATTTTTTTTGTAGTTCTTCGGTTAGAAACATTAGTTTTCTCCTTGTTAGTTTCTGTTAGTGGTAAAGTTTATTTATTTAGCCACTGTTTTAGATATTGCGGATGCGTATTGTGCCATTGCTGGGTCACCTGAAACAGAAGTTTTAGGTTCATCTTCAATTAACACTTCTTCATTTAGAGCAGAACTGTTTCCAGACTTAACTTTGTTTTGAAAGTATGAATCTACCAAAGTTTCTAGTTTATGTCCAAATTCTTCCTCAGTAGTAAACTCAACGCTCTCTGCGAGTGTTTTCAATTTTTCTACTTGGGTCTGCGTCAGGCCTTCACATACTGCATGTATAGCCTCTGTCTTTTTGTGTTCGTTAAGTTCTCTTTTCATTGCAACAGAAGATTTGATTTGTTCGTTGATTGAAGATTCTAATTGTTCAACCTTAGTTGTCAATTCTTCAACAACATCAACTTTTTCTTCTGGAATGTCGATATAGTGTTCTGTGAATAGGTCACGCATACCACGGATGAAATCTTCAACGATTTCGGAACGTAGACCAGATTCGATAGCCAATTGATTTTCTTTAAAGAATTCTTCAGCCATATAGTCGATGTACTCATCTAACTTGGTAGCCAAATCTTCTTTAACTGTTTCAACAGCAGATTCAAATTCTTCAAACAGAGCTTCTTCAACTTCTTCCACAATAGATTGTGAACGAGCAATAACTGCTGCTTCGAAAATTGTAGTTGCTTTCTCTTTGAATTCTTCGGAAAGACTTTCACCAGAAAGAAGTGCGCCAACGTCTTGGTCCATTTGTTCTTTCATTTTTTGTTTCTTCATCATCTTCTTAATCATGGCCGCATCTTGTGCTGAATCTTCATGACCTTTTTCTTCTTTTTCTTCAGCAACTACTGTCTCATCATTTTCTACTTCTTCTGGAACAGCATGGAAAGTAGCGCCTGGATTAGACTTCATAGTTTGTGTAGCAAGTTTTGCCTTGATACGGTCACGAATTGCTGAGTAGTCAGTCGCAGCAGCTTGTTGAACTGCGTGTTCTGAACCTTCTGAGTCAGCAGGTCCGCTTAGTTTGGAACCTGGTTGCGAACCTACTGGAGGTGTTGCACCTGGAGGTGTTGCGCTTGGTGTACCTTTGGTGTAGTCTGGTTTGCCATCGGCAAGTTTGTCTACAACGTCAGCAACTTGTCCAACATCTTTGGTGCCATAAGCAACCGCAGCGGATAGTTTTGATGCACCGTCTTTGCCACCACGTTTTGATGAAAGGTTAGCTTCAAAGTTTTCTTTAGCACCTTCTGTCAAAATGTTTTTAGCGGCGTCTGTCAGATTAAATTTTCCCATTTTGAGAATCTCCTTGATTTATATTGGATATTTATAATTAAAGTTTTTTAAGGAAGTTTTCGAAGATACTTAAACTTACTGCTTCGATTTCTTTACTTGAGGCCTGACGAATTTCTTGTTTGGCCTCCTCGTACTGTTGTTCCGACCAAACGCCGTTTACCAACATCCACTCTTTACCTTCCATAATTCCTTGTACGAAAGCACCAGGGGCAGAAGGGTCTGCTACAATATCTGCCGCTGTGGCTAGATGAAAGTCTCCTTGAACGACATTGATGCCGTTTTCCATTTTAAGGGAACCCATACCACGAGAAGATACACCTAATTGTGCGCCGCCCTCGATAAGACTCCTTGCAATGTTACCCATAGGGGTTTCAAGAATTTTTGCTTTGCCTATCCAAGCATTTCCCTCTTGTCGTAAACCAACAATTAAATGTGATACACGGTCAAGGTTAATAGATGGGGTGTCTGGATGACCCAGTTCACCAAAGGCACGATTTTTTGAAATGTATTCTTCTGAATAACGATTAACTTCATTACGCATAGTTTCTTCTTTATACATGCGTTTGTTTTTGTTAACCGATTCAGCTACTAGAAACGGACCTTCAATGAAAAGAGTTTTCTTTCCATCTTTTTCTTCCGTTAAATAACTTACTGACTCTGAGAGTTCTCGTATTAGTTTCATTTTAGTCCTTATGGTCTAATGGCGTAACTGCCATAGTTAAATGCAGCAGGATCATTAAATTGACCACGTTGATAGTATTCGTTTTCTTTACGTACTTCTAAGATGATTGTATAAACACTGTTTGCAACCATACCTCTAGTAATAAGTCCAATGTCACCAAGACAATTCGCAGTTGCTTTAGCATCATTCGGTATTGTTGTCCAATTGCCCATACCGTCAAATTCACCATTTCCATTTAGATGGAAAATGTATTTAACTGTGTCAGCATGCCAGAATAAACTTACTTGGCCGGCGCCATCTGCACAATCATACCAAACACGATTGATTGCTAAACCGTAATATGGCAACGGGCCTGTGTTTGCGGTTGAAGAAAGTAAATTTGCTTTTGAACTATCTAATGCACCAGATAATGTGTTTGCTTGAATTCTTCGGTGGTCATTCTCTTGGCCAGTACCATCAAAAAACCCAGTCAATTTAATAACTGCATGTTCTGTTGTGTCTTTAATGACTTGATATCCATATGAATTTGCCATTTGTAATCCCTGTTATTGTTTAGATAATATTTATATAATTATAATGAGATTAAGATTCTTCAGCTTCAGGCTCTGGTTGAACATTGTCACCCATTAAATTCTTTGCAACTTCAGCTTTATGTGCCTCTATGTGAGACATAACTCTATCTGAAATAGCAGAATACAATGCATCACGCATTTCTTTTGCGTTGTCTTGTTCAGCATAGTCTACAATTGTTCGTGCTTGTTCCATGTTTCTCTCCTAATTATAATATACGTTTCAATTTAGTGAACGTGTTTTCCAAAATTAAATCACCTTCTGGTGTATCGTTTTCTTCTTTTTTGGAAGAAGTTTTCTTCATGTCAGCTTGCGCTTTTAAATCTTCTGGATGAGTTGGTTGTGCAGGTATGCTACTCATCATCTGTTGTTGTGCAATGTCATTAGATACACCTACTGGTATACCTAAACCTTCTTCTTTTTCTTTATCTATCTGTTTCTGAATTACTTTAATTTCATCATCATTCATACGCAATACATTTTGTTGTATCCATTGTTGAGAGAAATATCTTCCAGTATAAGGATCAACAGCAGATAACAGTGACAATCTTTGCGTCATTAATTCCGCTTCTTTAAGTTCGGAGAAATTATTGTCTTTAATAAAGTCGTAATGTACGTTTTCTTTAAACAAATCCCATTCTTCATTTGTACAGACACCTTTTAGTACACACTGTACACGCAAAGCCTGGTCAAATACATCCGAGAATTTGCTTCGTAGTCTATCAACAAACTTAGAAAACTTTAATTCATCACGAGTAATTTCTGATGTACGTCCCAATGAGAAACCTTGATTGGGTTCTAAACGAGAGATAGGTACACTCAAAGCACCATATAATTTCTTTTGGAAGTACTTAACGTCTTCCAGTTCACCCAGGTTTTGACCACCAGGCAATGTTGTAATCTCTGTACCTTTACCACCTTCACGGCGAGGTAACCAAAAATCTTCAAGCATAGACATATGTTTACGGTCATCACGTACTTCACCTGTGTTTGAATCATACACAAGTTTGTTTTTGTACTTAACCATAATGTCACGCAGATATTGTTCCGCTTTTAATTTCGGTAAGTTACCTACGTCAATATAAAATATACGGCGTTCTGGTGCTCTCGAAATACGATATATGACCGTTGCATCCTCAATCATACGTAATTGATTGAGTGGTTTAATTGCTTTATGTAGATAACTCAGCACGACCGCACGGCGTGAATCCATAAGGCCAGAAACGACCGAAATGATAGAGTCAGTAGTAATGCGTACACCTGTTGGACCGTAGTTGGAAGAACTTCCTGTCACGACCTTGTCATTGTATATGTAATACTCATTAACCGGTTTCATAATGTCCGCACCAGTGCGTTCATCTTTTTGTTTTTTGATTTCTCGTACCTTACGTAACTTACGTGGGTCGATGTATCTTAACTCTTTAATACCTTCTTGTGGATTATCACGGTCAATAATGATGTGATAATACATTCTACCGTCAACATAGTAACGGCGAAAAATATCTTGAGCCATATTTTGATAGTTAATCAAACGAAGAATATTATTAAATTCTTCCTTAATGGCCTTCTTAATTTTATCATTTTGCTTCAAGTCATCCAAAACAATCTCGGTAATTTTACCGTCATCATCTTGAACAATAGCTTCATTAACTATATCATCTATCGCCGATTCAATTTCAGGTTGCATTGCCATCTCACGGTATCGAGAAATGAGTTCTACCTCATTCTTTGCAGTAC